ATCCTATATCTATAAGTCAGTATAACTCTCTCTTACCAACATTAAAGAGATATTGGGACGCTGATTATCAGGGATCGAATAAAATTATACAGTATAAAAGAAAACAGATCAGCCAAATTCTTAATACAAATAAAATGGTGCAATATACTGTTGTTAATTCAAATGGTTTTATTAATGATGAAATATGTAAAATTACTGATACTTATGGTAATCAAATTGGTCAAGGGCAAGTAGTTTCTGTTGTAAATAATATAATTTATTTGCAGCATATTTCCGGAACTTCTGTTTTTACAGATTCTAATTATACTATTAATGGTCAAGAAAGTAAATCAACAACAATAATAAATTCATCCCTTCTTATACAAGATAATTTGTTACCAGAAGAAGAAATTTATTGGTCGCCTGTTTCTTATTATCAATATGAAATTAATAAAAATGCATATAATAAAACTATTAAAGTATTAAACAACACTTATGCAAAACAAATAGCTGACAATCTAACGAGTATATTAAAATAATGCAAGCAACACCTGGCGATATAGAATTTAAAACTTTTACAATTGGAAGTTTAAATTTAAATGATCCTAATCAAGCGAAGAAGCTTGAATTCAATGTGTATTATGACATATTGAATCCTCTTGTTGCGGCAGATATTGAAATTCTTGATGAAAATGATGCAATGGGAACATATAATTTAAAAGGTGATGAAGATGTTAATATTTCATTTACTGTTCCTGGAGGCGAAATCATTTCTTTAAAAATGGTTCCTTTTAAAAATGTTAATGTGAATGATAATACTTTAGATAATAAAGGTGCTATGAAGCACAAAACATATACTATGAAAATGGTTAGTCCGGAATTAAATAAAAATAGAAATATTCATATAACTAATGATTTTGGTGGGCAAGTACCAACACATACAATGGTACAAAAAGCTATGAAAGAAATAAGTGATAAAACAATAGATACACCAGATCAAACAAAACCACAAAAACAATATGCGCATTATGAAACTGTATTTCATTTTTTAGAAAAAATTCGAGAACATCATGTGTCGCAACAGTATAAATCTTCAGCATATGTTTTGTATCCAACGTATGATAGTGGAACAGAGAAATACATATTCTGTACTTTTGAATATTTAATGTCTCAAGAATCTAAGTTTACCTTTAAACAAGATAATACAGTTGGATCTAGAACCACAACTGATAGTGATCAGATGACTAACCTTATTTGGTGTGAAATACCTTCTACCTTCAATTCAGCAACCTTAGCAGGTTCTGCTTCTAATAAAAATAATTATAATCTACAAACTGGTGTACAACAAGGTAAAGATAATCAACAAAGCAATATGACAACTCTTGGTAATAAATCTCAATGGGATAACCAAACAAATACTGCTGACAGTGTTCCTAAATTAAAGAAACCACCGACAGGAACAACGGGTAAAGTTGGTGTTGTTGATCCAGGTAATGAAAGACAAAAAACTGGTATTGCTGATGCAGTAGCTGACAGAAAAAGATTTCTTGCATATCTTTCACAAAATACAATTAAATTTGAAATTCATGGAAACCCTGCTATCAAAATTGGTGATATCGTTACATTAAATTTACCTAAAAAAGCAGACGCTGGGCAAGATGATGGTGAAAAACAAATTAATGACAAAGTTCTTATTGTTAAGATAAGACATAGAATTTTACCTGAAGGCAATAAACCAAGATATACTATGATCATAGAAGCTGTGAAGGGAGCTTACAAATAATGGAAACTTTTCTGGCAGAAGTAAGAAATATAAAAGATCCGGATAGACAAGGGCGTGTACAAATACGTATATACGGTTTACACGATGATACTCAAAATATAACTGATACGAATCTTCCATGGGCTCTTCCTATTCTTCCAGTTACATCAGCATCAACAGCGAAAACTGGAACAATACCAACAGGCATGGAAATAGGTTCAAGAGTTGTTGGTACTTTCCTTGATTCTGATACTAAGAAATATCCAATAATATTTGGTACATACTACAGAGCATATAAGCCGACAGATGCATCTGATAATACTGGTGGTCAAGAAGGTAATGATCAAAGTTCAAAAGGTGTTGATTTACCTTCAAGTGGTAACCCCAAACCGCCTGGTGGAGCTGATAATATGGGTAAAGCTCCGAATAATCCAGCAGTTGGCGGCACTCCATTAGATACAAGCAGCGAACAATATAATGCAGCTAAATTTGTTGACAATGGTACTGGTGAAGATGGTGTAAATACAGCAAGAAATAATTTTGCTCCTAAAGCTTCTGATCCAACTATAGCTGGTGCGATTGCAGGTTTAGATCTTCCTTCTGCTATTAAATCTATAGATCCCCTTGGTGCTGCTCAGTCTCTTGCCCAAATGTTTTCTTTATTATCTATAATAACATCTATTATGAATATGACAAGTAAATCTGGTCAATCATCAGGTGTTAAAACAACTGTTACAGATGCTCTTAGTGGGGCATTAGCAATTCTTGCAACAAAATATGGATACGAAACAGTTATAGATGTATTTACTAATTGTTTATCAAACAATGGTATAAGTCAAATTGATCAACAATTTAGAAACATTGTAACTACTGCATTGGCAAATTTAATACATAATGCTTCTCAGTATGGTACAACTAATTTACCATTGTCAAGTACGCCGACTGTTATTTACCACACAACAACTGATCCAGTTCCTTTACCTATTGTTGGCATTCCGCCAGATCTTTATGTGCAACAGTATTATGCAGTTGGTTCTGATCCATGGGTTGGATTTATTCAGTGGAAAGGACCAGATGGTAATTATGTGTATACAGTAAGAACAGCTACAGATTATCCTTTCGCTTCTGCACAAGATCACATTTATTCATTAGCAGAACAAAGTTTAGCTGCTGCTTTAGATAGTCATATTAAAAATAAAGAACTTACTCCTTCTGAGTTGAATACAATTTTAGAAAATAATATTACAGAAACTCAAAATAACGGTTTGGAAAAAACTCTTGGAAAAAATAGTGCATTAAATCCAGCCACAATATTATCAATACTTGGAGCTGTTGGATCAATAATACATCTTATGCAAAGTTTACATTTACCATTATCCGCATTAAACATTGGTACTGTTTCTATGTCGCTTGCGAAATTTAGTAAAAATATAGCAATAATAAGATTAATGAAAAGTACATCATTACCTGCTTTTGGTTTGCCTGGTATAGGTGGTATACCTGGATTATCAGGATTAGCTGGTTTGGCAGGTGGTGTTGCGGGTAATTTAGTAGGTGGCGCTATTGGTAATTTGGCTGGAGCTGCAGCTGGTAATTTAGCAGGTGATGTAGCTGCAGCTGTTGCTTCTGGAGCAGTAACTGTAGCAGCTGTTAATAATCTTGGCGGTTCATTAAATAAAACTGCAGTATTAACTAATATCTTATTGAGAAGTATATAACATGCCATTTGCAGATTTAACACCACAACAACAAGCAGATGTTTTAGCTGGTCAAACTGTTACAGTTAAAATAGAACCAGATAAAACACAAAAACTCGCAGACTCTCCTGCTAAAAGAACAGACAATGCTGAGCCTTGGCAAATGTTTGGATGGATTGACCGTCTTGGTGGTCAAGAAGTAAGAATGTTAGACCCTAAAAATCCTTCTTCATATTTTCTAGAAAAACTTCATCCTAATGGTTCTACTGAAACACATGAATCTTCATCTTCTGAAGGCGCTCATACTAATGAATTGCATGCTGGTCATCATAGACAATATGTGGCAAAAGGTAAACATGATCATGCAGATGGTAATCATGCATCTTCTACAAGTCAAAATAGACATACAGATACTTCAAAAGACAGTGGTTCTGCTGCAGGATCAAATGTTTATAATGGAGCTGGTGGTAAAAAAGTAGAAGGAACCGGACAAGGTTCGTTTCATAATAATACTGGCGGCGACACGTATCAAGCATCAAGTGGTGATGTTATTCATTCTCATGATGGACATGTGCATGAAGATATTACTGGCGATAGTGTACGCACAGTAGGTGGCAATAGTGTTGAGATGTTGTATACTGGAGATTATGGTGTATACACTTCTATTGGTAATTTTGATATCACAGCTGAAGTTGGTAAAGGTAAAATTAAAAGTGGTCAGCTTCTTACAGTAGAAAGTCCTACTTCAATATTAATGAATTGTGGTTTGCCTGGCGGTGCAGTTGGCTCTAAATTGTTTATGACCCCTGCAAGTGCACAATTATCAGTTGGACCTATAGGAAGTGGTACTTCTATTGCTCTTACTCCAGTATCTGTTACAATAACGATTGGTGGATCAATAATTGATATCGATGGTTCTGGTGTAACAATAACAGCCCCGTCAATAAATTTTGTAAGAGGATAATAAATATATGGCATTATGTCATAGAATTGGTGATCTTAGAGCTTGTGGGGCGGAGACAATTGCAGGTCCTAATCAGTCAGGATTGGTTATTGTTGATGGAGAACCATGGGCAGTTAATGGAGATATCGATACACATGGTTCAGGAGCTTTAATATCAACTCTTGCTACATTTATTACAATTAATGGTATACCAGTAGTTGTTGTTGGCGATCAAGCATTTCCAGATAATTTATGTCCAAGACCTGGTGGGTCTCATTGTGATCCTTTCGCATCAAGCGGTAGTTCTCTTATAACAGTAGTAGGATAAAATGGCATTAACAAGAGCAGATACATTAACAGCAACTCAGAAGAAACAAGAATACTTTTCAGATTTTTTGAATAGCTTTGCTGTATCTCCTGTGGGAAATAATTTAGGTAAAGTTATTAATGAAAATTCTATCAAACAATCTTTAAAAAATCTTATTTTTACTAATTTAGGTGAACGATTATTCCAACCAACAATAGGTTCTGGAGTTATTGGATCTTTATTTGATTTAAATACACCTGTTAGTTTAGCAAATATTGAATTCAATATTAAAAATACTATAAAATTTAATGAACCAAGAGTTAGTCTTTTAAATGTAACTGCCAATTCTACTTATGATGAAAATCAAATTCAAATTAATATTCTTTTTTCTCTTATAAATAATCCAGAGCCAATAGCATTAAATTTCATCCTTAAAAGAGTTAGATAAATGGCAAATAGTTCACTAAATGTTTCGTCTTTAGATTTCGATACACTAAAATCGAACTTTATCGCCTTTTTAAAGTCTGACCCAACATTCAAAGATTATAACTTTGCGGGATCTAATTTAAATGTACTGTTAGATGTT